ATTGTCTCCGGCTGTTTTGGATGCGCGTACGAGATTTATCAAAGCAATATCGTGTTTGGATAAGAAGCAGTCTTTTGTTATTAGGCAGATATGTTGTGAAAATGCGCCGATAAAAATTCCCAACATCCGAAAAGACCAGTATATCCATGATTTGGAATTGTTGAAAGAAACCGTTTGCCGAGGATTGGATTGTCTGATTGAACACTACTGGGGAAAACTCAAAGTTCCCCGACCGCAGATTGTTGGGATGGCAACTGTTGGTTTTTGGGATGATATTGAAAATTATTATAAGGAGATGAGAAAATAACTGATTCTTTAGCCGTTTGTCGGGTTGTTTGTTTGAAAGCGGTATCAATTGGAAAGTGCCGGGGTGAGAGGTTAGGTTGGATTTACTCGGTAAATTTTATTGTTAGATATTTTGGTTGTTAGTGTATATAAGGTTGTGGTATGATCATTTGCTAAATGAATAAGTATAAATCTAGGATTACCGACCAGAGAATTCGCTAATATTTCTAGATGTTTGTTTTTATCCAGTTCTTTGTTCTTAAGATTTAAAGATGATATTGTTCCGGTAATAATGTCAGGATATTTAATTAAGCCATCAAATTGGAAATTATTATTTTCGTCTTCTAATGCATAACTTATTTTTACCGGGTTGGCTCTGCCTTTTAATAGAGAGCATTGCAGTATATTGACATAATGAAAAATAGCTCCTTCTGCCAAGTTGTTTAATGCGCCTCTGTCGGATACCCAATACACGCTTTTTGCATTATTTTTTATTACTAAAAATTCTATAAGATGGGAAACGATAAAACCGATTAGGTGAAAGTTTTTTACTAATTTTTTATTGAAACTTTTTTGATTCATATATTCAACTAACTTTTTAAGATGTTTGACAGTTGATTGATTTTCAGGAACAGAAGCGTTGTTTTTAATGTATGTTTTTAAATTTTCTTGTATTTCAAAAAAATCCTTATCGTCGAAATTTAAATAATTTTTCTCTATTACAAAAGAAATTGTAAAAAAAAATTTGTCATCTCTTATTGTTTTTAAAACTTCATCTGGTACTTTCGTCATTTGTTTTATATCTTTAAATTGTTTTCGGGATAAATAATCTCCAATATCCGAGGGGGAAGCAAATGGGCATATAGTAAAAGTTGCAGTAGGTGATGGTTTATTTTTATCAAATAAGCAATAATCACTAAGGATATACCAGTGGTGTGGAACATATCGCATATGTAAAATCTCTTTTATCCCTTTTGTATATAACTTCCATAATTCTAAAAATTTTGTGTCTTGAGAAAAAAGGGTTTTATTATTCATATGACCGCCTTATTTTTACATTTTTCTTTAGAATTATTATTTATTTCATCTAAAATGTAAAGAATCTGAGAAAAAATAATAGTGAATTTATCTGCTCTTTTTTATAAATAAGCTTCTTTCATACTCCATTTGACTAATATTAATAATTAGTATATAAACAAAATCAACCATCAAAAATAGTGGCGAGTATATGATGAAAAGACTGTTGACTATTGTTTTCTCCTTTTTCTTTGTTTTGTTATCTTTTGACTGTTTTGCAGTGTGGGTGAAAGGGTATTATCGGAAAGACGGGACTTATGTGTCGCCGCATTACCGGTCTGCGCCGCATAGCGGAGGCGGTTACGGCGGCGGGTATTATGCATTGCCTGTCGCAGCAGCAGCCGGAACGGCGGCAGCTTCTTCGGCATCGTCGGAAACGGTACCGCACGAAAAATTGGAAGCAACTCCGGCACAAAATAATGCATTGAACCAAAAATGGCTGGAATATTATAAATCTGCGGCAATGATTGTCGGAGATTTGTCAAATTTGGGAAAAGTGGAGTATATTTGCAAATTTCAGGAAACGACTCCTTTATGGGAGACGGTGGAAACGGATTATTCCTTTTGCTATGACCGGGGGTGTTTTGTTGAGAAAATCACTCGGGATTATGTTTGGAAAGAACTTAACCAGAAAATTGACAATATCTATAATTATTTGAAAAAAGCGGAGGGAGAATAATTTAGTAATTTTAGCGCTTTGTTGGGTAGGGAGATAGGAATATTGATTTAGTCTTAGTTTTTTGGAATTAAAAGATAGGAACCTCAAATGGAATTTGATGAACTTGAAAATTACGGAACTCCAAATCACGAAAAATATGATACAACAGACTGGACTGAAAGGAGGTTAATTCAGTTTATAAACTATAATATAAATAAAAGAACTGCTGTCTTGGAAAGATATCTGATTTTCATCTGTGTCGTTCTCTTGATTATCCTTTTTAAGGTATGGTGAATTTTTTTATTTGTAAAAGAAGGTAAAAATGAAATATTTGCTCTATATGATAATTGGTGGTATATTGTTTGTAGGGATTACTCCCATTGAAGATGCTTTGAGTGTCCTTAAGAATAGGGCAAAGGCAGATAACGATGAGGATGATTTGAAGTTGGCTCAAAAAGCAGAATGGGTAGCCGGCATATATATAACTGCTTTATTCCTATGTATTTCATATATTTTAGCAAAATGTATGGAGTAGATTTGTTTTCATACAAAAGTAATTGACATTAAGGTTGTTTTGTTTATTATTATAAACAGAGCTAGAAACTCTACAGAAGCGGCACACACCCGTCAGATGTGTTTTTTTGTGCGATTCATTTTTTGACCTCGTTTGTACAAAATTTATCTGGGGGTGCGGAGAATATATTGAATAATCCCGCCTGTTCTTTTGTCAGGTTTCTAGCCCCCAGGCCTAGCTGTTCTAGGAAACTTCTAGAAAAAGGACAAAAGAAAAATGAATGAATTAGTCAAAATCAATGATAACAATCAAGTTACTACAGATTCTTTAACAGTTGCCGATCGTTTCGGAAAGCGGCATTGTGATGTGTTGCGCTCTATTAAGTTGTTGAAATGTAGTAAAGATTTTAACGCACGCAATTTTGCGTCCGTTGAATATAAAGACCAAAAAGGCGAAAAAAGAACTTATTACGATATGACACAAGACGGCTGGATGTTTCTCGTTATGGGTTTTACCGGAGAAAAAGCCGCAGAATGGAAAGAAAAGTTTATTGTCGCTTTTAGAGCTATGGAAGCGGAACTGCGCAAACGTCAGGACAAGCCGGTCATCGTTTCCGAGCACACCCGGTCGCTGCCTTCCGGCAAAAAGGAGATTGTCCTTTCCGCAAAAGCCAGAGAGGAAATCGGCGGAATTACCAAGGCTGTCGTCGGCAAGGCTCTTGAGGGGTGCAAAGTCATTGAGTATGTCAACCCGATTAAAAACATCTTAAGCGACGACTTGTTGACCGAATCGAGCTTAACCCCGATGGAGATTGAAACGCATCTCGGCCATCTGCTGACGGGGCTCTGGGATTACAAGAAGTCAAGCGCGGATATGTACAAGCTTTATCGTTTGCTTGAGGCCTGCAAGGGGCTTGCCTGCCGTTATTACAGCTATGCCAGCCATTTACAGGGGCACGTCGATTTTTGCGAACATTACCGCGGCAAGAATGCCAAGTATTTTGAAATGAACACCGACGCGCTTTATGCAACCGTTCGCGGAATGCTTGATACAAAAATAGAACTGTCAGCGTTGTAATGAGAACCGTTTTAGAGTTCGCGGCATATTTCCTGACTTTATGGATTATGCCGTGTTTCTCTTTTGGTAAAATGTGAGGATCATTTTGCAAATATTAATTTTTATTGGGTTTAAATGAGTCGTTTTTTTACATGTTTTTATGCCTTATATTTTTTTATCGACTGACTTGAAAATGTTGATTATCAAGGGATGAAAAAAATCTGTTGCGAATTATATTTTTATAGTGTATCAAAAAAATAGTTATTTCTTCTGGGTGTAACCATGACAAACAATAAGCAAAAAGAGTGCGATTTAAATTTGATCTATCCGAATTATGATTTGGTAAGAGAACAAGTTAAAAAAGTACGGGAAAAAAATTATATTTATTCTGCTCCGGTGAATGCGAAAGAAATTGCGCAAAGAGAGGGATTACAGGTCTTTTTTGCAAAGTTTGGAGAAAAGTTTAAAGAGATTAATGGTTTCATAGATTTTGATGAAAAAGTTATGATTGTTAATTCAGAAAGAAAACCATATGTGCAAAATTTTACGATTGCTCATGAATTAGGTCATTGGCTTCTCCATAAAGATAGACGTGATGAATATGAGTTGAAATTAAGTCGTCCAAATGGAGGAGAAGATGACCCAATGGAAAAAGAAGCAAATACTTTTGCAGCAGAACTGTTAGTTCCATTTAAAGAATTGTTAGAATATAAGAAAAAAGGTGTTTCTAATAAAGAATTGGCTAAAATGTTTTTTGTTTCCGAAAGAGTAATTGAACATAGATTGGAAAATTGCATTGGTTGATACTTCGAATAATGATAGTGTAATTAAAAGTATTTTGAATACAATTAATGTTCAAGATAGCGGCTTTTCAAATGATAGTTATGAAAGAGCTTATGAAAAAAGTGTCGTGGAAGCTGAAAATGTAAAAGATGCTATGGCAAAAGGCGCTATCCGTTATATACATCACGCAACTTGTATTGCAATAGTATTATCGTATTTATTTGGGGCTGGATTAATAACTTTAGCAGTTTTATGGATATGGTTAAGTTTTCAACCCATCTTTTGGCCTTTTTCTACAGTTGAGGCATCCGAAAATGCAAAAAAGTTTATAACTGAAATTGAAAATTTCTTTAGTATGGTTGTTCCTCCGATTATTGCCTTTATTGTTGGTTATATTTCTAAGCCAAATAAAAAATGTCAGGAATAAAATTTTAAATTCTATTATTTTTTATAAAAAAATAAAGGGTAAAAATAGGAAAAAGATAAAAAATAATTGAAAATACTTATTGACAAGTTTTCGAAAACTTTGTATAATTTTATTCATAATCGGCAACTGAACCTAAAGGTTGTCACAGTTTACCTTTTCAGTTGTTGATTGAGAACATCCTGACGGTCGTTTCTTGAAACGGCCGTTTTTTTATGGCAATAATCCGGTATCAATCGGAAAATTGCCGAAACCGCAGCTTCGTTTTGCTGCTTTTCTTTCCCGATGCCATGGCATCTCCCCTCTGTTCACGGCATCGGGTTTTTTTATTTTCCCGGGAGCGGTTTTCTGTTTCCTTAGCCGCTCTTCGGGGATTTTTTTTGAGATTTTCGGAGTAAAAGAGATGGACCGGGGTGATGAGAAAAATGGAAAAAAAGTCAAAAAACAAAAACGGAAAGGAGAAGAAGAAAACCGCTAAAAAAAGCGAAAACAAACGCGGGCGGCCGACAATCATCACTCCGGAAATTATTGCTAAACTGGAGCAAGCTTTTTCACTTGGTTGCAGCGATCTAGAGGCTTGTATTTACGCGGATATCGGGAAGACGGCGCTCTACGATTATCAGGAAAAAAATCCCGAATTTACGGAGCGAAAAGAGGCCTTAAAACAAAAGCTTGTTTTGAAAGCAAGAACCATTGTGGCAAATGCACTTGAAAAAGAAGATGAAAACACTGCCAAGTGGTATTTGGAACGCAAAGCACGGGACGAGTTTGCTGCCAAACAGGAGGTGGCTGTTGGAAATCTGGAAAGTTCGCCGTTCAAGATTGAGATCATCGATTAATGTATTGTTACAAGAAATTCAAACCGCTGTTTGAAATGACGAGCGGGCGCTTTGACACGTTTGCCCTGACCGGCGGGCGCGGCTCCATGAAGACCGGACACGCGGTGCGCGCGGTAATGGTTGAGATGATGAAGCGGCGTCTCAGGGTGGTTTGTTTTCGCGAAACAAAAACCAGCCAAAAGGATTCGCTGATTAATGAGTTCAAAGAGCTGATCGACGGCGAGTTTAAGGGGCGCGGATTTGTCTCGAACACTGAAACGATAAAAAATGTTTTAACCGGGGCGACGGTTACCTTCTTGGGTCTTCGCGATGCCAACGATAACGCCCGTGAGGCGATCAAGGGGTTGGCACAGGTTGATATCTGGCTTGTTGACGAGGCGCAGGCAGTGTCTGCCGGCGTGTGGGATGTTTTGTTAAAAACAATCCGCAAGGAAGGTGCAAAACTGATTGTGATTTACAACCGGATTGACGACGATTTGCCGGTCGAAAAAGCGCTTTTTCTGGATTATTATAACAAGGCGGCGCCGGAAAAGACCTATTTTGTCGAAGTGAACTATCCCGAGCTTGAACACACGGGGCTGCTTTCCGATAAATTCATCGGATACGCCGAGCTGGTTAAGAAAAACAAACCGGACGAGTTCGAGCGGGATTATTTGAACAAGCCGCGCGGAGCAAACGTGGCGCGGGTGGTTAAATACTGGAGCGCGGAGAACGTTGTTGAGAATATACGCTATTTTGAGGAATATGACATATACTGGAGCCTTGATTTCAACGTTAACCCGGCAATGTCGGTTTTGGCGCATTATGACAAAAAGAATTTTTTCGTGTTCGACGAAATCGTCTTAAACAACGTGATTACGCAGGATGTTGTCGATGAGTTCATCAGCCGCTATCCGCCGGACAAGGTCAAAGGCGTAGTACAGATTTGCGGGGACGCCAGCGGCAAATATCGCAAGACGCAAAGCCGCTATTCCGACTACGCGATTATTCAAAACACGCTGAGCCGGGCGAATTATCAGACGAATTTCAACCTTCGCCGGTTTAACCCGCCGATATTAAACCGGATCAACGCTTTTAACCGGCAGGTTTTTGATGTGGAAGGGAAAAGGCATTTTTTCGTTCACCCGCGTTGCAGGTGGTTGATCTACAATATGAGAAAGCTTTGTTTTAAGCCCGGAAGTTCAATTGTCGATGCGCCGACCCCGGCGGAGGTGGAAGAAGACGAGGACAAGCTTTATTTAGGCCATATTTTTGATGCGGCCAGCTATATGGTGGAATATTTCAAACCGGTTGTGAGGGAATAAGATGTTTGAATTTTTGGTGGAGAAAGAAACGGAAGCACGCAAGCTCTCGGAGGCAGAGGCATCCAGAGTTGCCGCCGACGTTGGGGATTTGTGGAAAGACTGGGACGAGGCACGTTCCAAGCAAAAGGCAATAGCTGAAAAGCTGCGTCCGGAAATCTACCTTGACGACCGGCCGGCCAAAGAGCGCGGCGAAGGAAACTGGAAGTCTGACGTTCATTTGAACAAAATATACTCGCTTTCGCAGACGCAGCAGGCTTTTATCTGGGACAATATTTATTCCAACAACGAAAAATTGTTCGATGTGGCGGGGAAAGACGACGATTCCGGCGAGTTAGCTAGGCTGCAAAAGGCAAATCTTGTCAATATCTTCTATCAAATAGGTATTCAGCGCAAGCTTGACCGGGCGATCGAGTATTTGCTCTCTTGCGGCGAGTTTTGTCTGTTTATCGGCTGGAAAACCAAATACCGGCAGATCCGCCGGCGGATGACTTTGGCCGAAGCGTTGCAGCAAAAGGGGCTGGAAGCGCTTTTTTCCGGCCAGAACTACGGCATTTTTAATCAGGAGATATACAACGGGCCGTCGGTTGAGCCGATTGATCCGATGAATTTGACCTTCGATCCGAAAATTAACCCGGAAGACGGCGAGAAATGGGACGAATGCGGCAAAATAGTCAAGGAATGGCTGACTTATGACGAGATTGCCTCAAACAAATTCTATAAATTGAGTCGGCAGCAGCTTTCCGACATCAAGACCATGCTTGACAAGAAGTCGGTTGAGGAAGATGACACGGAAACCGAAAAGACGGATGATGTTTTGCAGGAAAACCGGATCGAGGTTCTTTCCTACTGGGGAAACTATACGCTTGACGACGGAACGGTTTTAAGAAACTGGAGCATTGTTGTTGTCGGGCGGAAATATCTGGCCGTTTTCGAACACAACCGCTTTATCGTCAACCCGCTGGTGAATATGGCTGTTTTCCGCGATTATGAATCAAAACGGGGAATTCCGGAAATATGGTCAATCTATGACATAGCCAAAGAACAGGAAAACAAGGTTAATCTGCAAAATGATGCGCAGGCCTTGAACCTGAACCCGCCGGCATACGCGCCGCAGGGCTTTTTTATTAAAGACGAGATAAAACTTGCACCCGGCAAACAGATTGAATACAAGCCCGGGCTCGACGATCCGTCGGCGCTGATCAAAATGCAGTTTCCGCTGATTTCAAACGAGCAGATCATTGAGTATTACGACAGTACGGCATCGACGGTTTCCGGCATTTTTCCCAATATGCAGGGTCAGGACGAGGCCAAAGACGCGACCGCAACTGAAATACAGGTGAAAGTGCAGGGGCAGACGACGAGGCTTGCCAAAACGCTGGACGCCATCAAGCAAAACGGCATTGTACCGATGGTGGAAAAAGTAGCGGCGCTTGATGCCAATATGAAATTCGGCAATGAGGTTGTCTATGTTGAAAACGACGGCATGAAGACGGCAGTTGTCATCGGCGACACCGTGCGCCAGGGCAATTATGAGTATCGCTATACCGATAACACCGGCATTGCCCGCAAACTTGCCAAAAATCAGGAGCTGATCCAACTTTTGGGCAATGTCTGGAATGATCAGGCGGTTCCACTCAATAAAGTGGAAATCGTCAAGGATATTCTGACAAATGCCGAATTTGAAAATGTGGACAAATACTTTTTAACACAAAACACGGCCATGCTGCCACAGCTTGCGGGAAACGCGCAACCGTTGCCGGTGGCAGGTCTTGAAACCCAAGAGGTGACAAATGGACAAGCAAACGGAATTGATACGCTTGCGTGATGCGTTGGCAACAAAAGACGGGCAGCTTATTCTGGCGGAATGCCGCCGGTATATGGTTGAAACCGCCTGCCGGGTCAATGCGCCGGCCGAATGGGTTAAAGGCATGGGGCTTCTTATCGGGCATCTGGAAAAAGTGCCCGGAGAATGTCGCATGAAATTTGAAAAACAATAAAGGGCCTTAAATAAAGGTTCTTTTTTTTATGGAGAAGAAAGAAAATGACCGAAGAAACCACACCCGAGGAGAATTTGACGACCGATACTTCCGCAGCCGAAAATGCGGCTTCCGACACCGCGGCAATTACAACCGCGCCGGAAACAACGGCCACGGAACCGGAAACCGAAGAAACTGAGGCGGAAGAAAGCGGCGAAGAAGAAACTCCGCAGCTTTATGCGGGGAAATATAAATCTGTTGAGGAACTTGAAAAAGCTTATAAGGAAAGCGAGAAATTCGTTTCCAAAGCCAAAGAGTATGAAAAGCAGCTGAAGGCTTACCGTGAGGCGGAAGAAGCATCAAAAGCCGAGCGAGAGGCTGAGGCAAAGCGCGCAGGATTTTCCGATGACGCCTCAAGACAGTTTGTTTTTGAGGTAAAAAACCGGGAGTTCATGCAATACGTACGTGCGCTTGAAACGCTTGACGGTGAGGCAAAAGCCAAAGCCGCGGCGGCGCTCTCCCGCTATCAGTACACAGTGAACCCAAAGGATCTGGAAACGGCGCAAAGCTTTTTTCCGCCGATGGTGATTGCTGAGATTGCCAAGGATACCGCTTTGTTTGAAGAAGAACGCGCGAAAGTTCATGAAAGTGAACGAATGACGCGCAAGCTCTCCGAAAGCAAGGCAAGACTTGAAGCTTTTGCCAAGGAAAGCGGCGACTGGCTGAACGCAAAGGAAAGACAGGAGATTGTGGCTTTGGCTATCAACCTGACCGGCGGTGAAGCGGATTTGTCGGAGGTTAAAAGGCTGATCGACATGGCGGAGAAAGCTGCCGTTGACCGTTATATTGCAGAAAGCAAAGCCGCTGCCGAAAACCGGGAAATGCAGGGAAGCCTGACCGCGCCTAATAACAATGCGCCTGCGGCAAAAGGCGAAACGTGGCTGACCCGTGAGGATTATAATAATTTGAGCGAGGCCGAGTTCGATAAACAGTACGATAAGATTGCGCGGCAGATTGAGCTTGAAAAGGCCGGCAAGCTGCCGCGAATGCTTACTTTGTAATTAATGAATTTTAATTTTACACCGTCTTTTGGCGGTATTTTTTTAGGAGTAAAGAAAAATGTCAGCAAATGCAGAGACGCTTGAAAGACAGGCCGCGAAACTCATTCCCGAGCTGTGGTCTTTGTCTTTGAACAAAAAGCTGGATAAATCCGGCGTTGGCATGAAAATTGTCAATAAAATTTATGAAAAAGATATCAAAAACTATGGTGATACGGTTCATATCGGGGAAATCGGCGATGTTACCATCTCTGATTATTCAGAGGATGAATCCGATGGTGGCGTAACCTATCAACGGGTGGATGCAACCAGCCAGGACTTGAAGATCGATCAGAGCAAATCTTTCGGTATTTTCTTGTCCGACATCACGCAAAAACAGTCGAATATCAAAGATTTGCAGGCAAAATTTGAGGCCAGAGCCAAAACGGCCGTCGATTTGGTTAAAGACACTTTTATTCTGTCGGCTTTTTCGGAAATTCCGGCGGAAAACAAAAAGGGGACGGATACGGCAATCACGCTGACCAAAGATAATGCTTATCAGGTGTTGGTCTGGCTTGCCAAGACCTTGAAGAACAACAATGCCGTTCAGACTAAAAACGATCAGGTTTTTAAGTCTAATCAGGCGGCCGGTGAGGCGATGCCTTATGTGGTTATCAATCCGGACGTGGAAGCGATTTTAATCCAGTCGCCGGATTTTATCCACGCAACCAACGCCGGCGACCGTGTTTTGCGCGAAGGTTCCATCGGCACCATTGCCGGGCTTGATGTACTGGTCTCGACCAACCTGCCGACGACCACCGGCAAAGTCAATATCATGGCCGGGATCAACGCCGCGATCGCCTATGCCGGGAATATCTCGAAAATTGAGGCGATGCGCGACAACAAATTTTTCGGCGACAATGTGCGCGGGCTTTATGTTTACGGTAAAAAGGTCGTTTTGCCGAAAGCCTTGGCCGGCGTGGTCGTTGATGTGTCGGCGGCTGATAATATTGATAGCAAGGCCGGTGGCGGCAGTTAGTCGTAAAATGATGTGAGGGGGGAGGTTTTCCTCCCCTTTTGATTTTATTTTTTGGAGAAAAAGCGATGGATGAAACGGATATGTCAAAAAAGATACTCGGCAGCCAGACGGATAATGAGCCGGAAGAAAAAAAGACGGCAAACTGGCTGGCGGACAATGTAATCTGGTATGTTTCCAAAAAAGGCTGCGGAACTTCCGTTTTTCGCGGTCCGATGGCGGAAGCACTGATGAACGGAGAGGACAAAAAAAAGGCCAAAAACGGCGTTAAGCGTATTGAAAGCGTAACCGGTTTTGTTTTTGCCCGCAAATAGAAAAGTGAGGAAAAATGAGGAATTTTCAGCAGATTGTCAAAGACGTTTCCAACCTTAAATGGTCGACGGTCGTTCTGGAAGAGGCATTTGCCGAGGTCGAGGACAACGTCAAACTGGCAGTACGCCAAGCAAATTCTTATATCTTCGGGTTAAAAGATTTTCCTTTTCGCATAAAAAAAGGCGGATTGACCACCAAGGAAAACGCTTTTCCGGCGCCAAACGGCGATATCTTGCAAATGTGGATGCAAGACGGCAGCCGTTATTTGCAAAAAATCGCGCCGGAAGACGGCGATCTGCTGGATATGTCTAAAACCGGCCGTCCGGAACTTTACTGGGCGGATTTCGGCGATAACGGGGCGGTTGTCCATTTGTGGCCGGCGCCGGACCGGGAATATAGTTTTTTTTATCGCTATGCCAACAATATGAAAGCGCGCGACGCGGCCGGCAATGAGAAATTCAACCTTGAAGATTTGGACGACGTGGTCAACATCCCGGACAACCCGGCGATTGAAGACTTGTTTATGCACTGCCTTTACACCAAGTCGATGGTCTACCTGATTGCCGACGAAACGGACGAAAACTATCAGCCGTATGAGCGGGAGTTCCGGGAGGCGTGGTATAATTTGCTGGACATTGCAGGTATTAAAAGAGCGCCAAAGCTGGTGATATAGCGAAAGATTAAAAGATGGATTTGGCAATACAAAATTTCCGCGGCATACGCAAGGTTAATCCGGTTGTCGATGTTGTGTCGGGTGCGGTGCTTTCGGCCGTTACTTGCCGCAATACCGAGCTGCGTTATACCGAAAAAGGCAATAATGTCGGTATTTTTACGGCGGCCGGAAACCAGATTGTTTCCGCTTGTCCGAACAAAATCATCGGACAATGGGAAAGCGTGCAAAACAGGGTGACTTACCGTTTTGTCTATGCCGTTGATGATACTCAAGGCTACATTTACCTGTTTGATGAGGTCGAAGGCACCTATACCGCCTTAAAAAGTGGGCTGACCGTAACCGGCGCGGCCAACGCGATCACAATAGCCAACGGGTTTTATGACTGGTTTGTTTTTTCAAACGGGGTTGATCCGTATATTGCGATCAATATGCAGCAGAAGAGCGAAAGCGACCGGGTTAAGGAAATTGACGCAAAAGATGCTGAGGAAAGAACCATCCGCGGGCTTTGTCTGGAATCTTACGACGGGCGGCTGGTAACCAACTGCCAGAACCGCGTTCACTGGTCAAAAACACAGGATATTTTTACCTGGGGGACTTCAGATCCCGATTTGACGACAGAACCGGCCTATCAGGAGCTTGATCGGGATGTGACGGCAATGGCGTATTATAACAATTCGTTGATTGTCTTTACCGACAGCTATTCGGTTGCTTATACCGGAAATCCCGGCGATGCGACGTCGTTCCAACGTAGTGGGGCGTCGGGCGGCGGGTGCGCAAGTTTTAAGTCGGTGATCAAATTTGACAACAAACTGTTTTATTTTGACGCAAAGGCCAAAAATGTTTTTGCCTATTATCTGATCGACGTCGGGCAGACAAGACCGACAAACGGGCTGGCGGATAATGTGATTGAGTTTTTTGATCAGATTGATACAACCCGTCTTGATGAGATTGAAACGGTCAGTTTTGTTGATGGTGACCGTTCGGAAATTTGGTTTAAGCTGCCGTACTTAAACGGCGACAGGATTCTGATTTACGATTATCTGAAGTCGGAATGGGTGGAGCGGCAGGCCGAAGACAACATCCGGGCATTGATGCCGACGGGCAGCGTTTTTTATTCCGCAAGCGGCAAAAATATCCTGCGCGAATATCAGACGTCGAATTTTGCCGACGAATTTATCGGCGCCGAATATCTGGCAAACATTATCAATGTGGGCTCCGACAGCAATATGAAGGTGCCTAAGATGCCGCTGATTTTGACGCTTGATTTTAATCAGGAAAACGATTTTTTCATTGAGTTGACCTATGACGATAACCCGGAAAGAAAACAGACCAAAAGGGTGGTTAAAACTTCCGAAGGGTATTTGATCTGGGCTTTAAGCTCGGACGATGAAAACGGCGGCTTGTGGGCAAAAGATAAAAACGACGCGGCCGGCGGAATGTGGTTTGACAAGAATCGTAATACGGTGATGTTCAACCTTGCTGGTTTAAGGCATTTCAAACAGTTGCAGATAAGAATTTACACCAGCGAGGCCGGGCAGGAGTTCGGTATTAAGCGGCTGGAGCTGAAACGTGTTAAGGTTAAGACAAAGACGCTGGGGTAAAAGATGGTTTTTCTGGTTGGCAAGGAAAGTCCTTTTTTTGATAGGGAAGAAGCGTGCCGGGGCTTTGAGAAAAACAAAGAAAATCTCGACGATGTCAACGGTTTTGAACGGTTAATCAAAGATAGCCGTTTTTTTAACGTTTACGATAAAGACGGTTATATCGGGTCGGTTTTTGTTTATCAAAGCGAGGCCGATGACTTTTTTTATCTGGGTGGATATGCTAAGCGCAAAAAACATCGCGAATGCGTGGACGCAGTTCGACAGGCGGCGGATATGTTCCCTGTCGTTTATGCAGACACAAGGCACTTAAACGCCGTTATCTGCCTGAAAAAGGCAGGTTTTGAATGGGTGGACAGAAAAAAGAAACTTTTAAGGAGATTACAAAAATGAGTTCCGGAAACAAAACAAAATCACAAACTTACAACACCGGCGGCCTTTACGGCAATTCGACAACAAATAAAAACGGGACGTTTTATAACCCGTCTTCGTTTGAAACACAGCTTGTCAATCAGACGACTTCGGCGATCCCGTCATATCTGCAGCAGCTTGTCAGTCCGACCTATGACAGCCAGAGCTACAAGAACCGGCAGCAGCAACTTGCCAACGCGGCAACGCAGTCGCTTGAAAATAACATTGTCAGTCCGCTTTCTGAGAGAGGCCTGACTCGCGGGTCGAGTATTAACCAGATGTCAAACCAGCTGGCAAACAAGCTGACGGATGCCGAGCTTGATTTGATGAACAGCGAAGACAGCCGGGTTGCAAATGTTTTAAGCCAGTTGATGAACTATTATCAGGTACCTTATAATATGATGAGTTCCGCCAATCAGGCGAGCAATAATCTTTATCAGAACGCACTGGCCAACAGCAACAATAATAATTTGTGGAGCGGAATTGCCAATGCGGCGGGGACGATTGCCGGCGGTTATCTCGGCGGTCCCGGCGGGGAAGCTTTGACCAACTGGGCGCTTAAGTAAATAACAAAGGGCGGATTTCTCCGCCCCTTGCTTTTAGGCTCAAGATTTTTTCACATAGAAAAGTATCTTGATTTTTCTGATTATAAGCATAATTCTTATTATCATTGTAGTTCCTTATAAAAATATAAGGAGCAGGCCTAAAATCTATTTTAACTTGACTGGCAAGCAAAAATAGGTTATCCTAACCTCATAAAGAAGTTAAGATTAAGGCTTAGCTCCTTTGGTTAGGTAAATTGTCCGTTGTTCCAGCAACGGACTTTTCTTTTATAAGACAAAAGTAATACTGTGTCAAGCCTTGCGCCCGTTGGGGTTCAGGGCTTTTTTTTATGGAGTTTTTTCTTATGGATTTAAGCAGAATGTACAGGATTGCTGAAACCGGAGACGTCAACGATCCGACGCCGGTAGACAATGTTTTGCGGATGGCGGAAGAGCGGCAGAGGCAGCAGCAACAGGCGCGTCCGCAAAGCGCATGGGGACGTTTCGAAAACTTTGCCGGTTCAAACGCAGGACGTACGCTTTGGGGCGGCCTCGGTGCAGGTTTGGGTGTTGCCCTGACCGGCGGTAACTTGCAGGATGCGCTCGGATACGGGGTTATCGGCGCCGGCAATACGGTCGGTACATTAAACCAAAACCGGCAATATGCCAATCGGTTGGCCTTAAAGCAGCAGGAACGCGCCGACGCTCTGGCTAAAGAGCAGAGGGACAGGGATTTTAAGACCGATATGCTTAACCGGCAAATTGAAGCGCAGAAAGAAGCGGCAAACGCGGCATTTGAGCGAACATTGCAGCAATTGGCAATCAATAATCAGTATGCAAACGAAAGAGCCAATTTGGCGAGGGAGTGGGCGGTTGAAGATCGGGATGTCGGGCAGGCTTTTACCCGTGAAGGCTGGGCAAATACCACCCGCCAAAATGAACTTGGTCGGAGTTTTCAGGCGGATCAGGCACGGCTTGACCGAGAATTTCAAGCAGATCAGGCAGCAGAAAGAAGGGCATTTGCGGTAAATCAGGCTCTTCAGAACCGCGATTGGGCTTTGGCGGATGAGGCAAGAAATAACGAGCGTTATTGGGAGCGTACTCAAGATAGCCGCGATTATGCCGCAAGGCAGTTGCAGGATCAAAGGAACTATAATGCGGATCAGCTTGCTTTGCAACGCACTTATGATGAAGGTCTGTATGATCGCAGGAAAGAGGATGAGCGCCGATATAATGCTGACATCCTTGCAGATGCCCGGAACTATGATGCCGGTTTGAGGGCGGAGGAGAGAAACCGCCAACTGGAAGACGAACAACGGCAGTTTCAAAACGATTTGGCGTTGTTAATGGCAAAACAATCAATTCAGAATACCGGTTATCAGTCGGGGGATGTAGTCAACGGTTATGTGATGACCGGTAATAAAAAATATGATGACGCATATTTGGCGCAAGCAGGAAAAAATGCAGCTGAACAACAAAAAATAGCCGCCAACGCAGATAAGAATTACCGAAATGCTGTTTATAATTTGGATAATCTGAAAAATCTAGTCAAAGAAAATCCGAATGTAGTTGGGCCTTATGCGCCGATTGGTGCGGCTATTTCACGATACACCGGAGGAACGTTTGGTATGAAAGCCGATGATTTGAGAAAACGCGGTGAAGTTATTCGCAATCTCGGCAGCATTCGCAACGATTTGATTGCTCAGGCCAAAGCAAATGGACAAAGCGGAATTAATACGGCCAGAGAAATAGAAATGGCTACAGCCGGGTTGAATGAGAACAGTTCGGCAGAAGAGATTTTAGGCGCTTTGGATTATATGACTGAAGCAGCAAAAAAAATACATGAATTGTCAGTTTCTGACATGGTTACTGATGATGTGGTTGATTATTCAGACTTTTTTTAATGGAGATTAGAAAATGCCGATAGTGAGAATGCCGGACGGACAAAAAATCCGTTTTCCCGATAATATGTCGCGGGAAGAAATCCGAGGAATGATTTTGCAAAAAT